TCGAGGATAGCGATGCGGTCGACGGCAGCCTGGAGAGCGGCGGCAGTGGCGTAGGAGCCCGCGGCCTGCTTGCCGTTCAGAGCCGTCTGCAGGCTGAGGAAGACCTCGTTCAGCGCCGCGGTGGTGGCGTAGGAGCCCGTGGCCTGCTTGCCGTTCAGGGCCGTCTGCAGACTGGCAATAGCCTCGTTCAGCGCCGCGGTGGTGGCGTAGGAGCCTGTGCCCTGCTTGCTGTTGAGGGCGTCGATGAGACCGGTGATGGCGGTCATCGGATGGGAGTCGGCAGAGGAACGGCCGGTCAGTTTGCTGTGATCGGTGCTCTTGATCGGCTCTGGGACCGCTGCCCCTGTGGCGACCCAGCCGTCGTATCGAAGCTGCGCTTCCTCGTCGGCGCTCTGAGCGACTCGCGTCTCGTCGCCGTTGGTCAGCTCGACAGGAATGAACGCCATGGGGTCAGCATAGACGAACGCCCCGCCCCCCAAGGTGGGGAGACGGGGCGTTCGTTGGGGTGGACCCCTTTGGCAGAGGATCAGGCCTGCGCGTTGGTCCCGTTGTAGTTGACCCGGGCGAACCGGACCGACACGGGCAGCACGCCGTCGGCGTACTCCTTGAGGTCCATCCTGTCGGACCCCCGGCCACCCTTGCGCTCGTCGTAGACGGGGGTGATGCCGGAGAACGTCGAGACGATGGAGCGCGTGACGAGGTACTGGCTGTCGTAGTCGATGATGTGCCGCAGCTCGGTCCCGTTGCGCGCCATCTTGGCACCGGACACCGCGCCCGTGGGCGGGATGTCGGGGGCCTTGGTGGCCACGAGCATGCCGGTCTGCGAGCTCACCAGCGAGTAGTTCGGGTCGACGGAGAGGTCCTGGACGACCCGGAGACCGGCCAGCTCGCCGATGACGGCCCGACGGAGCGCCATCTCGTTGGACGGGCCCGCGGAGTCGTACCGGGTGATCCGGTCGCTCTTCAGGACGTCGCGGGCCACGTTGGACCCGACCAGCCAGAAGCGGTCGTCGACCGGGGCGACCTTGAAGCCCGACAGCTCGGCCATGGCGTCCACGGCGAAGTCGTACGGGTCGTCGCCGGTGTTGAAGGTCAGCGTCAGCTTGGCGCGCAGCGAGTTGAACGCCTGACGGATGTCCTCCTCGATGTCGTCGGCGACGGCCTCGGCCTGGGGGCCGACGACGTCGGTGACGAGGTCGACCGGGTCCATGGTCAGGTGCTCGTCGGTCAGCTCGGTCGCGCTGTAGGCGTGCCCACCGAACTTCACCTCGATGGACTCACCACCACGGATGTCGTCCGTGCGGATCGGCGCGGTGCGGTCGCGGTAGTTGTACTTCCGCGCCACGGCCCGCAGCTTGCCGAGCTTGATCAGCGCCTTGTCACCGGCGCTGGACTCGAAGTAGCTCGAGTCGACCCGGGTGAAGAGGAGGGAGAGGATGCTCGTCTGCTCCATCACGGGGAACAGGTACGGCATGATCTTGGTGGACTTTTCCTTCAGGACAGCCACGGTGGGTGCTCCTTGTCTCGAGTGGCATGTGGTTCGGGCAGGGATCCCACCTGCGGGCCGCCTGTTGATCAGATGCTACCCCGAGGGGGCCGGGCTCAGCGCCGTCCCCTGCGGACGGCGTACTGCTCCTGGGCCCACTTGTCGGGGTCGATCTCTTCCTTGTCCTTCTCGGCGTCCGGGTTCGGGTCGCCCGCGGTGCGGAGGTTGCGACGGGGGGTCGTGCGGATGGTTCCCCCCTCGCCTTCGCCCTCGGCGCCCGTTCCCGTTCCGCCGAAGCTGGCCAGGAGCTCCTCGGCATCCTGCTCCAGCTCTTCCTCGTTGGTGCCCAGCAGGCGCTTGGCCTGCGTCTCCGAGAGCCCCTTGCGGAGCGCGACACGGAGCTTCAGCACCTCGAGGGCCGAGCCCTGGTTGTTCTTCGCGGCGGTGGCGGCGTCGTCCCGCTCCTTCTGGGTCTTGACCACCTCCTCCTGCAGGGCGGTGAGCTGGGCCGGGTCGGCGGCCTTGGCGACCTTGTCCTCGAGCTCCTCGGCCCGGGTCGTGGTCTCCTCGACGTCCTTCTGCAGCTTCAGCTTGTCGCCCAGCAGGCCGTACAGGTACTTCTTGAGGCGCGGCTGGTCGATCTCCTGCTCCTCGACTGCGATCTCCTTGCCCTCGGCGTCGACCTCCCAGGGGGCCTTCCAGTCCTCGAGCTTGGGCAGTTCGGTGAGCTTGGACTTGTCCTTGGCCACGCGGCCCTCCTAGGGGCATCAGGACGCCGCCTACGGCGTCGAGTACGTCGAGAGTACCTCACGACGCAACGAGGCCCGACTCCTCTTTCACAGGAGTCGGGCCTCGTATGCCGGAGTGCGACTCCGGTGTACCTCAGGTCGCGTCGTTGCCGACGGGGCCCGGGGGCTCCTGCTCGCGGTCGCCGTTCACGTCGACCGGCAGCAGCTCGGCGGTCCGCAGGGACTTGCGCTGCGCGCCGTCGCGGAGATCCTGCCAGGGGATGCCGCCGTCGGGACGCGGCTCACCGGCGTGGTCCATGTCGGACCAGTAGCCAGCGTCGGTCGCGGGCACGGGGCGGGAACCGGGCCGCGGGTCGGGCTGGACCGTGGCCGGGGTCGGGTCGGTCATGAGTACCTCCTTGTCGAGACCGCGGCGCGGCCTGGTGGTGCTAGCCTACAGTGTGCCGTAGCCTGGCGGTCGACGGTGCGATGCCGAGAAACGCCAGGCGCCTGGACAGCGAAGGGCCACCGTCAGCAGATCTGCGGTGGCCACCAAAGATCTGCAAACCGCAAAGACCGCGCACGCCGGTAGCGGTGGGCCCTCCCAGTTTAGGCGTGCTGGGGGAGGGCCCCCACTTCTTCTCAGCGGTCCTGCTGGCCCCAACGGTTGAGATCGCCGAGCCCCTGGGCCCGTGCGGCGCGCGCGAAGGCGTTGATCGCGTCGCGGCCGGAGTAGCGCGCAGCCTCAGCGATCCAGAGCTTCTCGGCCTCGCGGCCGGTCTCGGTCCAGTGCTTGGAGCTCTTGCTGCCGTAGATGGCCCGGAGCGAGCAGCCGCACGAGTCGTGGACCTTCGACTCGCCGGGCCCGGTGAACCGGGGGTCGGACTGGTCGAAGGAGTCGTCGCTGTAGACCGGCCCACGGCTAGCCAGCATGAGGCAGAAGGCACAGGGCTGCCGCCGGGTGATCCGCATGTAGCCGACGGCCACCGGGTCCTCGGCGATGATGCGGTGGGTGAGGTCTCGACCGCCGTCGCTGACGTGCCGGTAGGCGGCGGCCGACGCCGTCATGGCCGCGCGCGCCGGAGCCTCACGGATTGTCTCCTCGTACTGCTGCACCTGGCGGTCCCAGAGCTGGAAGTCCGCGGTGGGATCCTCGCGGTCCGGCTCCGGGCCCGGCTGAGGTGTCTTCGCCAAGTCGACGGCCAGCTTGCCGGGGCCGGTGTACATCAGGGACCGGATGAGCTTCTCGCGGTCCGGGGCCTCGAACGGCGGCAGAGCGAAGTCGGGTGCGTCGGGCACCTGCAGGCGGCGCACCGCGGTGGCGTAGGCGCCCGCCAGGATCCAGCTCGCCTGCCGACCACGGAGGATGGCGATGATCGACTGCTGCAGCCAGCGCGGGGCGCTCTGGGTGATGTTCTGCGGGTCGACGAGCTGCGCGAAGAGCTGGGCCACCAGGCGCTGCGTGGCGACGGCGTTCTGCGCCTGTCGCGCGCGGTGCCCCTCGTCGAGGGAAGCCAAGTCGACGGGCGCGGTCATCGCTCTTCCGCCGCGCACAGATCCGCGTAGTCGTTGACGCAAACCGCGCAGTGGTCAGCGTCTTGGTGGCACGGGCACGGACACTCGCTCATGCCCCGGCTCCGGCGAGCTCCTTCTCCCCGAGCGCCCCGCCCTCGCCGAGCAGGCCGTTCTTCTCGAAGTCGGCGATGAGCTGGTCGATGGTGCCGTTCTCGAGCAGATCCTTGGCCCGCTTGGTGTCGCTGTCGGTCCAGCCGTCGATGCGCTCCCACAGCATCTCGACCGGCACCCGGAGCTGCGTGGCGACCTTGCCGAGGGCGTCGGCGGTCTGCGACAGCGAACGGGTCTCGGAGTCGCGCCACCGGACCTGCATGTCCCAGGCCTGCGCCTCGGCCATGTTGCCCTGCTGCAGGGCGGCCAGGCGGAACAGGCGCTCGTGGGTCTCGCCGAACGACGTCCGGCGCTCCAGCGAGCGAGCCATGAGGCTGGCGTTGACCGATGCAAGGCTCTCGGGCTGCATCTGCGGGGTGGTGCCCAGCATGTGGTGCGGCGGGATCTGGGTGACCGCGGCGAGGTCGCGGATGTCGGCGTCGCGCGCGGCGATGAAGCCGTCGAGCTGCGTCTCGGGCAGCGTGCCGAACTTCGTCTCGTGGCTGGGCGAGGCGAGCATGTCGCCGACCTTCAGCTCCTGCAGGCCGCGCCGGTACTGCTCCTCGGTCATGTCCTTCGGCTTGACCAAGCCGGTGACGTAGCGGATCTTCCAGGCGCCGTAGCGCTGAACGATGAGCCGGTCGTAGCTGTCCTGGTCAATGCGGCGCGCGACGGGGATGATCGGCTCGACTTCGCCTGTGGCTCGACCATCGAGGTCGAGCAGGTTGGCGTACTGCACGATCGGCGTGACCCCGAGGTCGTGCTCTTCGTAGGAGATCGGGATCCAGTCCTTCTTCTCGAACCCGTTGCCCTTGCAGGTCAGGTAGTAGACCGCCGACTCGTCGTAGAACTTCACCTGCCAGCCGAAGTTGCCGTCCTGCTCGCGGAAGGGCTTAGCCTCGATCGCGTGGAGCGGGAACTCCTCCTCGTCGTCGTCGAACCAGGCGGCCATGGTCAGCGCGGAGTAGGCCTTGAGCTTCGGCATGGCGGCGCCGGTGAGGCGATCCTTGCCCGGGAGCGCGGAGGCGAAGGCGATGCCATGGCCGAGCGCACCGCGGTAGATGGAGGCCTGCTTGGCGTCCCAGCCGTTGCGCTGCCACACCTCGTAGGCCTTGATGTTCTCCTGCGCGCCGCCGCGCCGGACGCCTTCGAGGAACATGGTCTGGGCGAGGCTGGAGATGACCAGGCCGACCCATGGGGTGTAGGAGCGGGTGGACAGGTCGACGTGCTCGTCGGTCTGTCGGTAGGGGTTCGGGACGTAGATCCCGGACTCCGATTCCTCGCCGATGCCCTGCTTGCCGCGGATCCACATGTCCATCTCCTGGGCATGTCCTCGCTGCCGCAGGAAGCTGGGGAAGTCGTCGACACACAGACCGATGACCGACCGCCAGCTCATGACCATGGGGTCATCCTAGACGCCGTAGGCCCAGCCGCCATGCTCGTCCTCTTCTGGCTCGGCATTGAGCACCAGGCGGCGCAGCAGTCGGGCGCCGACCAGGGCGACGGCGGCGTCGATCTTGCGGAGCGACTCGCGCCCCTCCTTGCGGAGGCTGACGCCGTGCGTGCCGGGCGCCTGCTTGGCGTTCTTGATGTGCTCGAGCAGGCGGGGGTGACCGTCGATGCTGAACGTCGGGGCCCAGGTGCCATCCGGCGCCCGGCGCTCCAGCTCGTCCACGGTGAGCTCGGCGGCGTGGACGAAGGTCTTCGTGCGCTCCGGGCTGGTCATGTCCCACATGATCGAGTGGGGATTCAGGCCGCTCTTGACGGCCCAGTGGATGAGCCGGTCCTTGAAGCGGCGGTGCCAGTCGTCGATCATGGCGTCCCAGTAGCCCTGGTCACCCTCGTCGGTCTTCGTGTGCGACGGGTCAGCCCAGAAGCCGACAACCTCGAACCGCTCGAAGGCCTCGTCGACCCGGGAGTCGATCTCGCCGCGGGGGGCCAGCCAGACCGACCGTCGGCCGCGCTTCGGTGGGGCCTGCCAGACGCCGATGACGAAGGTGTAGCCGTCGGACAGGCGGCAGCCGATCAGCGCGGTGGCGTCGTCGCTCTTCGAGCCGTCGAAGAACATGACGATCGGCTCGTCGGGCCGGACGATCCAGCCGCAGCGGATCGGGTCCGCGGTCGGCGTGCGCTGGACGCCCGCGATCGGGTCGACGGCGGCGTCGACCGCGAAGGGGTTGGCCCAGACGTCCTCGGGGGAGATGGCCTGGTTGAAGTAGAAGCGGCGCGCGACCGACACCGGCGTCGAGCCGTCGAGCACCTCGTAGGCCAGGCGCTCGGCGTCCAGCCACCACGAGTCGCCCTTGACGACGTTGATCGCCTTCATGAGGTGCTCGAGGATGACCTGGTCCATCGTCTCGGAGTCGGCGATGTCCTCGACGCCGGGCGGGAACAGCGGGACCGTCTCGGGCAGTTCGAGGGAGTCGTAGAGCACGCCGGTCTTCGGCGACAGCCCTTGGATCTCTCGCAGGTAGGAATCGCGCTCGCGGCGGCCGACGGACTCCTCGGAAGGCTCTGGCGCGTTGCAGATCGCGAGCACGCGCGCGGCGCCGCCCTTGGACTTGGCGGCGTTGCGATTCATCGCCTGGTCCATGTCCCAGCCGTTGTTCGTCTCGATCCAGTGCTCGGTCTCGTTCTTGATGACGAACGTCGGGCGACCACCTTCCAGCGCCTTTGGGTTCGACGTGACCGACTGGATCTTCCGGCGCCCCTTGAAGGCCGACACCTTGCGGATGCCGATGTTGTCGTCCTTCATGTGCGCCCGAGCCTTCAGCTCCTCGGACAGCAGCGCAGGGAACAGCCCCATGGTGTTCTGGGTCTGCTCCTGGGTGACGGCGGCGATCTGGATCCAGGCGTTGCGGCTCTCCTCGGCGACGGGGTCACCGCGGCGGATGGCCGGGTCGGTCCCGGCCGGGTTACGCCAGCCGTACTCCTCGCCCATGTCGCGGGCGGCCCAGCCGCGGAAGCGGCACGGGCCGAGCAGCTCGACGATGGCCAGGACGGCGGCCAGAGGGTCCTTGCCTGTTCAACTAACCCCACCCCTTCAGGCGCTGCAGCACGCCGCGTCGGTAGACGAAGCGCCCGCGGGTGTCGACGGCGTACCACCAGAGCACGAAGCGGTACTGCTCGAACGTCGGCTCGAACGGCTCCTGCTCGTACTCGTTGGAGTCCGGCGAGAGGAGGTTCTCGCGGACCCAGGCCCAGACCTGATAGCCGAGCGTCAGCTCGGGCAGCTTGTACTTGCCGTAGGGGCCGAGCATGCGAACGCCGTCCCAGTCCGGGTTGGGCTCCCAGGTGGGGCCGAGGTGGGTCGCCTCGATGTCGAGCTCGAACTTGCTCATGTCGAGGTCGACGTCGTCCTGAAGGAGGGAGATGGGGATCACCCCCCTTCGTCTTCGAGGCACTCCCGGTCATCAAGGGAGTGGTGGGCGTGCAGCCACTTGCCGTGGCCGAGGTGGAACAGCTCAGGACCGCAGACGCAGGTCTCGTCGCCCTCGATCTCGTGGGCGACGAGGTCGTCGACCGGGTAGAGGTCTGCCCGGTGGTCTCGATCAGCGGTGATCCAGTCCGACGCCGTCGGGGCGCTCACTGCCCGCCGTCCTGGAAGAGGCCCTCGCGGTCGTCCACGATGTCCAGCTCGCTGACGGTGGCCAGCTCGGCGGGCTTCTCGTGGAAGGTGATCTCGCGGCGCATGGCCAGGCGCGAGGCCTCGCCGATGCCGATCATGCCGAACCACTTCGTGTAGGCCGTGAGCGAGGCGCCCTTCAGGGGGAGTCGCTCGCGGACGACGGAGTCGGAGATCTTCTCGCCGGTGTCGACATCCAGGCCGCCCTCGGACAGCGCGACGTACTGCGGGGCGAGGTTGCGGTGGATGTCTTCGCAGATCAGCCAGTGGACGGCCCAGTCGGCCGGGCCCATCCAGATCCGGGCTGGGTCGCGCAGCGTGGCCTCGTAGACCTGCTTGGCGCCCTCTTCCCAGTGCCGCGGGGCCTCTGGCGGCTCGACCATCGTCTCGACGTCGAACGGGAGCCGCTTGAGCTCCTCGGGGCCGAGGGTGGTGATGTCGCCGCCGTCGGGCTTGTTGCGGCGCTCGCGCTCGTCGGCGCGCTTGGCCATCGGTCCGCGCTTCGGTCCGGCCATGGGTGACCTCCTGGGGTCGAGGACGCTCCTGCGCGTCGGTTGGACCGAGTGTAGCTGTCCGTCACCGATCGACGTGCGGAGCGCGGTAACCGGCGAGCCAGGCGCACCCGGCGACGACGGCGCCGCCGATCAGCGCGACGTACACGCTGGGGACGGTGCGAGGGCCGTCACCATCGAGGAAGAGCCGATCGAGGACGTCGATGATGGCTGGAGTGATGAGCGCGGCGGCGCCAGCCCCGGCTGCAGTGGCGGCCTTTACCTTCGGCTCGGTGGAGTAGGTCGCCACCGCCTGCTGGAGGCGGTGGCGACCGTTCAGGCTCTCGGTCACAGCGGGTGGACTTCGACCTTCCCGTCGACCAGGCGCAGCGCGCTGCCCTGGAAGTTCTGCTGCTTCTGCCCGGCGGCGTTGCGGTACTCACCGCTGGTCGGGTAGCCGAGGTGGCCGGTCTCCCAGCCCTGCTGGCCCCAGAAGGCGCGGAACCAGCCCTGGACGGGGTGGGCGCCGGTCGCCGGGGACCAGTAGATGCTGGCCGGGCCCGCACCGTCGCCCTCGAAGTGGGTCATGCGCCCGAGGCCGTCGGGGCACTTCAGCTCGTCCGAGGTGGGGTAGCCCATCCAGGACTCAGAGCCCATCTGGCGCCACTTCCGCAGGATGTCCCCCCAGACCGCGAAGGCCTTGCCCGCGTAGGCGTAGATGGCGCCGCCGCCGAACTCCTGCCAGAAGGCGTCCTTGCCGTAGGTCATGACCTCGGGGCCAGCCGGGGCGCCGAGCACCTTGGCGTAGCCGGGCCGGTCGTAACACTGGCGGATGGCGCCGATGATGGCGAAGCCCGACCGGGCTGCGACCGAACCGGCGGCCAGTCCGCGGAAGATCGCCGGGAAGACGATCTCCTTGAGCTGCTTGATCCGGGCGTTGCCGGGGCATACCTTGCCGCGGACCGAGGTCCACGGGCCGGGCGCGCCGAACATGACGTGCCAGCCGAAACCACTCGCGCTCTCGCTCGGGATGATCCGCGGGTCGATCGGATGGGTCTGCGCCGCCCAGATGCCGATACGGATGAGCTCGTCGATCTGCCACTGCGTGTAGGGCCCGACACCGTCGCCGACAACCTCGACCGAGATGGCTCGGTTGTTGGCGGCGCCGTTCGCGTCCGCCCGGTCCGTCGAATCCATGATCTGACGCGTCGGATCCTTGGGCGTCAGGCCGATGATGAACGTCGACTCGACGACGACGTCACCGCGCTGGAAGTAGTTGAAGTTGGCCGCCGCAGACGCCATCGTCCCCGTCGAGTGGACGATGAACTGGGTCTTGCGATAACCGTCCGGGGCTCCTGCCTCGGTGAGCGGGCTCCAGATCGTGGCGGGACAGCGGGCCATGG